CAACGACAGAAGCAAAGCGAAAAGGAACAAAGCAGGGAAAACAGTCTGTGAAGCAACCGAAGAAAATTGCAAAAAAAACTAGAAAGTACAGGAAGTTTACTTAATGGGTTTACCTACTTGTCAATGTCCTGTTTGCGATGATACGGCTTGTTTTTGTGATTGCTCAACGTGTGATGATAAATATTGTCCTTGTATGTGTCATTTTTTAAAAGAAAACGAAACGGATAAATAATGGGAACATTAACTTTTCTTAACTACACCAACAGAGTTCTTGAAGATTTAAATGAAACTACTTTATCAGCTTTATCAAGCTCTAGGGGTGTTCAAACTGTAGCAAAAAATAGCATCAATCGTGCTATAAATGACATAGCTAACTCAGAAGTTGAATGGCCCTTTTTACATAGTGATAAAGAACAAGATACTTACGCTGGAGTTGCTGAGTATGGATTACCTTCAGATCATTCTTATATAGATTTTGATAGTTTTATGTTGTTCCCAAAAAATCTTGTTGCAAATGGAACATTTGACAGTAACATAACAAGTTGGACAGACGGTTCTTCTGGTACTGGTGAGGTAACATTTAATAGTACAGGACCACAACCACCTGCATCAAGAACAGGTGTATTACGATTAACAGCAGGTAGTGATGGTAATGCTATAGCTTATCAAGAATTAACTACAGTAAAAAATAAACAGTATAGAGCATCTTTTGGTGTAACATATCCTTCTGGTGGTGACTTAACTTTTAAAATAGGTACATCAGCAGATGGTTCACAAATATCTAGTAACAGTATATCTATAGATGATCTAGGTGATTTTAAATATGTAGATTTTACTTTTTCTGCAACAGGAACATCAACATTTATAACCTTTAGTCAATTAGTTGACACACAAGTAGATATTGATAATGTTGTTGTGACTGAAGATATTCATCCTAAAAAACTTAAATATCTATCTTATGATGAGTTTCAAGAGACATTGAAAGAAAGAGATAGAAATACTAACATAAGTAAACTTGGTGAGCCAGATTGTGTGTACAGAACTCAAGATGAAAAATTTGGTTTGACTCCAGTTCCTGATAAAAGCACATACACAGTGGGCTATGAATATTATAAAACAACAACACAGTTATCCGCTGATACCGATACATCTGATATTCCAACAAGATATGAACACGCTATAATAGCAAAAGCAAGATACTATGTCTCAATACTACGTTCTGATTTAGAAACAGCACAAGCATCTTTAGCTGAGTATAATGATGTTATTCGTAGAATGAGAATAGAATTAGTAAATAAAAAAGATTATTTTAGGGCTGTTTAATGATTGGTAGATTAAAAAATGCGTCTGTAGCATTATCTAGCACAGACCTAACAAATATATATACCGTACCTACTAATTTTACAGCTATTATTAGAGAGATATTTCTTACAAATGTAGATGGTAGTAGTGCAGTAGATGCTACTTTAAAATATACAGATACTTCTGCAAGTGCAACTTTTTCATTATTAAGCACAAAAAGTATTGCGGCAGATGATTTTTTAAGAATAGAAGATGCTAATATTTTTCTTGAAGAAGGTGATATTTTAAAAGCACAAGCAGGTGCTGCTAACGATTTAGAAGTAACAGTATTTGTAGAAGAGTTATATAAACCCCAAGGATAATAATGCCTGATTTTTCTGAAATGAGACCAGTTACAGTTCCTCTAGGTGGGGGATTAATTCTTGATAGAGATGATTTCTCATTACCTCCCGGTGCAGCTGTAAAGTTACAAAATTTTGAGCCAAGTATTCAAGGTGGTTATCGTAGATTGACTGGTTCATCTAAATGGAATACTAATCAAGTTAATGGTAGTGAGAAAATATTAGGGTTAAGAATATTTAATAGTGGTGTTGTTGCAGCAGCAGGTAACTTAGTAAGATTTGGATCAGTAGGAGATGGTGCTTATGCTACTATAGGTACAAGAACATCTGCTGGTAGATATAAGTTTGATATATTTAATTTTAATAATACTGAAAAACTTATAATGGTAGATGATGTAAATCAACCAGCAACATATGATGGAAGCACATATTCTTTAATTACTTCAACAGGAACACCAGCAGACCCTGCATCTGTAGCTGTATTTAAAGATCACATATTTTTTGCTGGTATGTCGAGTAATCCACAAGAGATAGTTTTTACTGCTCCTTTTGCAGAAACAGATTTTACAGCAGCTAATGGTTCTGGTTCTATAAGAGTAGATACAGCCGTTGTAGAATTAAAAGTTTTTCGTGATGCTTTATTTGTATTTGGTGAAGATAAAATATATAAAATTGTTGGTACTAGTATTGCAGATTGGCAAGTACAACCAATAACACGAACATTAGGTTGTGCTGATGGTTTCTCAGTTCAAGAACTTGGTGGTGATTTATTATTCTTATCACTTGATGGTTTAAGAACTATTGCTGGTACAGAACGAATTGGTGACGTTGAATTAGGAACTATATCTAAACCTATTCAACCTAGAATAGAAGAAGTTATAGCAACAAGAGACAACATATCGTCTGTTATTGTTAGGGGTAAAAGTCAATATAGATTATTTTATCCTAGTGATGGTGACTCGGTAGATAATAGTAGAGCTATTTTAGCTACATTAAAAAGAACTCCTCAAGGTGGTATAGGCTTTGAATTTGCAGATATAAAAGGAATGAAGCCATCTGCTACAAATTCCGGTTTTATTAATGGTAACGAAATAATTTTAGAAGGTGGGTATGATGGTTATGTTAGACAACAAGAAAGTGGTAATACTTTTGATGGAACTAATATAATTGGAATATATCGTTCACCAGATTTGTCTTTAGGTGATTCTGGCATTAGAAAATTAATGCAAAGAGCTATTATTAATTACGGAGTTGAAGGATCAATAAGTGCTCAAATGAGAGTTAGGTACGATGGAGATTCACAAGATGTACCTCAACCTACATCATTTGATTTATCTAATCCGGGTGGAATAGCACAGTACGGTAGTTCAACATCAACCTATGGATCAGCTGTTTATGGTTCAAGTGGAGCACCAGTACAAAGACAAACAATAGAAGGTTCAGGATTTTTAGTGGCTGTTAAAGTAGATCACGATAGTGCTTTAAGTCCTTTTACTTTATTTTCATATCAATTAGAATTTACTCTTGGAGGGCGTAGATAATGGGTGCAGGATATACAAGGCAAAGTAGCTCAGAAATTGTTGACGGTGAAGTTATTAATGCTGCCGATTTTAACAATGAATTTGCTGCGTTAGTAACTGCCTTTGCTGCTTCAACTGGTCATAGCCATGATGGAACATCTGCTGAAGGTGGTAATGTTACTAAATTACTAGGTACAGCAATCACAATAGGTGATGGTTCAGCAGGTACAGATATAGCAGTAACATTTGATGGTGAAACATCTGATGGTGTTTTAACATGGATGGAAGATGAGGACCAATTTAAGTTCTCTGATGACATAATGATTGTTGATGATGAACAATTAATATTTGGTACAGATTCAAATGTTGCTATAAGTTATGATGAAACTACAACAGACTCTTTAAAAATAGCTGCAACAGAGGGTGCAGCACTAGCTATTACATTAATGGCTGATGAAGGTGATGATGCAGGAGATGAGTGGAAGTTAAACATTGCAGATGGTGGAACATTAACACTAGGTAATGATATAAATTCTGCTGGTACTTATGTAACACATCTAACATTAACACCAAATGCTACAGTTGCAGACTCTACACTTGCTGTTGCAGGTAATTTAACTGTAGGTAATGATCTTACAATTACAGATGATGTATTATTAGACTCAGATAGTGCTGTTCTTAAATTTGGTGATGACCAAGAAATAACTGTTACTCATGTTGCTGATACAGGATTAAACTTTAAACACACAGCAACTGGAGATGATAAGCCTATAGTCTTAACTCTTCAAACAGGTGAGACAGATATTGCTGCTGATGATGTTATTGGTCGTATAG